CCAAGAACTTCAGAATCGGATGCGTTTTTACCAAGTATTTCCGAATCTTTATTACTGCCGCGCAAAAGACTCAATAGACCACCCATCAAACTTTTGGTAGTCTTTTTTGTTGAATCATTTATATCTGCCATTATTGTCTACTTCGTTCTTTTAGTTTTAGGTTTTCTTCTTCAAGATACTGTATTAATAATGTGATGTAGATATCCCTCTCCCAAGGTATCATACTCTCAAGCTCAGACAAACTATATTTGTGGTGTTGCATCAATGAGAAGTTTGTCTTGTAATAGTTCTTTAAATCATCATAACAAATTATAAGCCGAAAAAACTTTCGAGGCCCTCCACCTCTAAGCTGTGATCGAAACCACACTTTGAGCATGTTATTGCAATTTTCTTCTTCAATTTTGGAATATTGTTGAAGAAGTGTTCGACCCTATCAAATTGTTCTTGACTCATACTTTCAACGAATTCAAGCAACTCTTCTTTTGTTGTTTCTTTTGCATAATGAAACTGTTCACCATCATAGATGTGTTCAATCGAACTTGCGATCATATTAAATGTAACATCAGTGATATTGTCCATATCAATAGAATCTTTGATCAACCCAAATTGTGGATATTTCATCTTCACAACAATCTTATCATTGATTGCAATTTCTGGATCAACTACCTCCTCGGATTCTGGATATATCTCAGTCAAATTGATTTTCGACTCCATGATATTGCCACACTCTTTCGTGTCGGTAACTTTATTGTTGCAACGATACTTTGATTCCGAAATTTCACCAACAGATTTTGCTCTCAGATTGATAAAGTAATATTCGATATCGATAATTGGAAGTTCATCCAAATCAACGCCTTCAGTCATTGTACAAACATTCAGAATCTCTCTGATGTTGTGTTGAATAGTATCCGCATCACCAGATTCCATTGCCATCAAAAGATTCTTTTGTTCTTTGACAAGGAAGGGTCTGTATTTTATTTTCTTTTTCGAAAGTGGCAATTCAATTTCATATGTTGGCACTTCAAGTCTTGGTAAAGCCATGGTAACTCCTTATAAATTCAAATGATGGTTTCCCATCTAGTATATGCAAATGTTGCATTCAGTTTATGATATCCATCAGAACTCCAATCCAAATCCATCTGATTGATTGAAATTGGATATGATTCAATAAATCTTACTTCATGTGTAACTTTGTCTGTAACATCATATTGTTTGACGGTGATATCGGTACAATATGTGTCTCTATAATTGAAGTTATTTGTAGAAGACGGATTGATGAGTTGCATCCACGAATCAAACAATTTCTTTTGTACCATGCTGCCGTCAACAATTAATGTCACATCGAGGTCATTATATGTTGTAAGATATGGTAATTTTTCAATTGGTCCATATGTTCTTTGTTCTGTTGTCGCCAGAGTTCTTCCTGGTATTTGAGCATTTTCACATCTAAGAGTTAAAATATCGCGAGAACTACCAAAGGAGTTTAATCCTGAAGGTAAAGTAAAAAAGACTTCAAATCTATTTGGTCTAGCAAAATCACCCCTAAAAGATGCGACTATTCTGTCAATTGATAATGACATTTATGAATTCCTTATTTCTTCGATAGAATCTTGCCAAACTGATTTGGCGGCTTGTTTTTTAAACTGGTGTACCGGCAGGTACGTTGCCACATCCCACTCATCAGGTTGAACCGCCAGGATTCTGGATCTAATGTGTGAGTACAAGTACTGTTTCACGCACGGTCTGAACTCCCTCAGTCGCCTGGTTGCGTCCAGTATGTCATAGGTTATACGGATGCGTTTAATCTCATCATTCTCATCATAGATGGCTCTACCCATCAGTTTACGCATGAACAGTATTCGGTAATTAACCGGCAAATAGTGCAGATTTAAACCTAAAAACCCGTCTGATTGCCTTTGGAGTGGCATCACCAGTGGAAATCTATCATAATATGGCAATTCAACTTTAGTTTTGGGATCATATATGAAGAAATACAGACCACCAAGTAAAAACTTCTGTCTATTTGATGGTGGTGTGTATCTAAACTTTTCCCTTGTCATTGGTGGGATGTATGCAGTCGGATTTCTGAGCTGCAACATCTTTTGTCTTAACCATACAAAAGACTGGCGAGTCATGTTCTGAACGCCAGCCGCAGATTTTTCTTCTGCTATTGTAGTGAGTATTGAAGGTTTTGTAGCCATGTAATATTTAGTTAGAGTCCGAGGTGTTCTTCGGTGATGATTTTGAACTCCCAACCACGGTCCAAACAGTATTCGGTTGCGGCTTTCCATTTTGCCTGATTGACACCCCAAGTTGCAACTTCATTAATATACTGTTTTGTTACTCTTTTCTTGACTTCTGGTGCGTGTGTTTGTTTCTTTGGTTTGACTTCCAACATCATTGTTTTTTGTTTTCCGTCTTTTGTTCGCACCTTGACTAGAAAATCTGGAAAATATCTGTGCCACTTTCCATCAACCGGCGATATATAAGGAACAATCATTTCCTCAGAAGCCCAAGATATAATATCTGGATTTTTGTCGAGCCAGTTCATCACCCTACACTCCCAAGATGAGCGATAAACAATATTTGTGTGATCACCCACGTATTTTTGTGGATTTCTAGGTCTAAACAGACCCTTGTAAGATGATTTGTATGTCATATAAATATTATGTATGCACTCTGCAAACAAGAAAATAAGGTATTAAATGGCAACAGCAAATACAGCCACTCAAACTCTTTATAACGAAATTACACAGCCAGTTTTTGATCCTTCGGCTGGTCCTGCGGCCGACCTGTATCAATCAAAATACACAGTTTCATCAAATTTCTCCTTATCTTATCCAAAAGATTTGGAAAGTTCAAGAAAAGGGCATGCTGTTTATTTTGATATATATGAAACTGATCCCGTTTCTTTGGCACAAACATTAAAACCTTTTGGTATAAATTTAGATGCTCCTGCAGCGGCACCTGTTACCAATGAAAATGGTGGGCATACAGTCACCAATCCCAATGAAGTTACTTCTCAAGGTTTGGTAGCTGGTACTAAAAGTTTTTTTGAAAGTGTGATTAAACCAACCGCAGTTAATATTGCTCCCAGAACTAAAACTAATACAGTTGCAACCATTGCATTGTACATGCCCGAAACAATGAATTTTACTTATGATGCGGCATATAATAGTTTAAGTTTGTCATCGGCTATAAATTCTACACCCATAACCAGTCTTGGTGGGTTGACAAATGCTATAACATCGATAGCGGAAAATTCAGCTGTTAAGTTGGCGATGAGTGCTGCAGGATATGTTTTTAACCCACAACAACAAGTATTGTTTGAGGGTATAGATTTTAGACCATATGAAATGACATTTACTTTTACACCAAGTTCACCTGATGAAACTAGAAACGTGAATGCTATTATAAAAACACTTCGTTATCATGCTGCACCACAAATAGGTGGCGTGGGAGGATTTTTCTTCATACCACCATCAGTTTTTAATGTTTCTTTCCGTTACAACGGAAAAGTAAATCCAAACATAAATCTTCTGAAGAAAAGTGTTTTGAAAAGTGTGAATGTAAATTATGCACCAAACGGATGGGCAGCTTTCGAGGGTAATGGTGCACCAGTTCAAACAGTTGTATCACTTCAATTCCAAGAAATCGTTCTTGTCGATAAGACTCAGATCAACCAAGGATTCTAATGAGTTATTTTGCAAAATATCCAAAAGTAGTCACAACTCAGAAAGATGGCACTAGAAGTGTCATGGTGAATTTGCTGGCTAGAAGTAGTATTATACAAACTCTATTGGACAATCCACTTCTATTCTATAGTTATGATGTGCAAGATGGTGAAACACCAGAAATGATTGCACATAGATATTATAATGATTCCTATTTTTACTGGTTAATTCTTTATGCAAATCAAATAAGTGATCCACAATGGGGTTGGCCACTGGATCGTGCATCTTTCGAAAGATACATTGTTGAAAAGTATACAACCGAAAATCCATATTCAACAGTACATCATTACGAAAAAATTATTTCACAATATGAATCATCAACAAGAACCACGACAGAAAAAAAGATAACGATTGATGAAGATACATATAATAGTTTGGCACCATCTAAAACCGTTTATCAATTTCCAACAAGTACAACCACGATAACGATTTCTAAATCAGCGATAACATTGTATCAATATGAGTTGGATTTGAATGAATCGAAAAGAAACATAAAAGTTATAAAGAAAGAATTTGCACAAACTATTAATTCGCAATTTGAAACACTAATGTCTGAATAAAATGATTGATACTCCAAAAAACGCAGCTTACTATCCTCAAAGTGCGAGTGTAGATGAATTAAGAATCTTTGCATCAACTGGTGAGTTTGATGTGACTAAGCTTTTTACGGAACTGTGTTTTTTCGAGGACATGTACAGCTTTGTTGTTTCTGGTTATGTTATCATACGTGATGGTGTTGGTTTGGTGGAAAAGTTGCAGTTATCTGGTAAAGAAGAAATTCAAATTAGTTTTGGTCAAGTAAAAGGTGGAGCAGAAAATATTGGTAAGTTGCCTGGAAATTTAAAAAAATATAGAATTTATTCCATACCAGATAGAAAACCGGTTGGAAATCAATCAAGTGAATATCTAAAAATATATTTTTGTTCAAAAGAATTATTCGATTCTGAACAAACAAAAGTGGTGAAATCTTACAAAGGTAAGGCAATACATCAAATTATAACTGACATTCTTTTAACACAATTGAAAGTTGATCCCAAAAGATTAGACTTACAAAATTTTGAGAAAACAGTTGGTGTTTATGATTTTCTAATTCCAACACTTCGACCATTTGAGGCAATAAGTTGGATGTGTACATATGCGAAACCACTAAAGAATGGTGGGCAAAGTGCCGATATGTTGTTCTTTGAAACAAAAGATGGTTTTCAGTTTAGATCGATTTCTAGTATTTACAAAGATCCACCATATAAGACATACACATATAATATTAAAAATATTGAAAGTCAAACTTTTGAACAAAAGGCAACCTCTGTATTGGATTATCAATTTGTCAAAGATTTTGACAGTTTGAATGAGATTAATTCTGGTACATTTGTAAACAGAGTTATGTTTTTTGATCCTTTAAATAGATCAATTAATTTTACAGATTTTGATTACACAAAATATACTGGTACAAGACTGAATAAAGGTTCACCAGCAGACATATCGGAGTATACCGATTCAAAAGACAAGAATTATTCGTCAGTCTTGAAATTAGTTGTGTCGAATTCAAATCAAAAATTGAAACCAACATTTCAAGATTTGGATTCGTTTCAAAAGAATTTACCACCAGATGTTTTTATTCAGGAAACTGTGAGAAACAGAACTGCACAACTAGCTTTAGCAAACTATACAATTCTAAAGATTAGAGTGCCCGGTGATACAGGTCTAACAGCAGGTTCAGTTATCAATTTTAATCTGCCAGCTTTAGACTACAAAAGTGGCAGAAAAGAATTTGATAAATTTTATTCTGGTAAATATTTGGTGACAGCTGTGAGACACATAGTCCAATCACAAGGTGTGTTTCAAACTATTTTAGAAATAACTAAAGATAGTTCACAAGGAACATACGTTGATATACGTGCTTAATGGAGAAAAATTGAAATGACGAATTTTTTAGGTAAAGATGGATTAATTTGGTGGGTTGGAACTGTTGAAAATAGAATGGATCCTCTTGGATTGGGTCGTTGTCAAGTTAGAATTTTTGGCTGGCACTATGATGGCAGTAAAGATTCACAACAAAAGATACCGGTGAGTGATTTGCCTTGGGCTCTACCAATATTACCATGCAATAATCCAAAGTCATTTTCTTCACCAGAATTAAATGATTGGGTAGTTGGTTTCTTCTTTGATGGTTTGTCTGGTCAGTTTCCTGTGATGTTTGGTGTCATTCCTGGTTTTGTACCCACAGCAGAAGATAAAAATATTGGCGGAAACGATTATTTCATTTGAGGTATAAATGGCAACAGAAAAAAAACCAACAACAGTCAATATAGGCGGTTTTGACTTAATAAACTTCAAAATCACGGAAACATTTCCACCCAACTCAACGTTTTCCCGTATGTTTGCGAAACCTGGTGTGCAAACGACACCGGCTTTGGCTAGAGGTTATGTTCCGGGATCAGCAATTGATCTTATGAATAGGAACTTGACACACGTATGTGATTTCAGATTCATTTTTAATATTGATATTTTTGCGTCTTTGGGTTTGGTCAATCCAATTGCTGCAATACAACGCGCAATTCGTAATGCCAAATTGAAAGCAGCAATCCGTATGAGAGATTTGTTGCAGAAAGCAATTGAAGTTGTCAAAAAAATAATGAAGGCAATAACTACGGCATTAAATTTTGATCCTTCTGGGCAAATCTCTTTGGTTGTTGATTTTGCAAAAGATACAATCAGAAGAGTAAATCAAGCCATCGAAGATGTTGCTGATGCAATTGAAAGTGTTTTGCAATGGGTGTTTTTTGCACAACAAATTATTGAATTGATAAATTGGATTAAAAGTTTACCAGAAAAAATTAAAAATTTATTGTTGGCTTGTATTGCCAATTTTACCAATTCATTGAAGCAAGCAGTTGACAGTATAAAATCTATTCCAAGTCAAATTGCAGACGCGACAGTTGGTCAAGCAAGACGAATTGCTGATCAATTTGTTGGTGCAGTAAAGGAAGTTGAAGATGCCACAAGAATTGAATTTAATAACGATTCACAAAATTATTCTCCAGAACTTCTGTCTTTAATAAACGATCCATCAGAAAATAGTGCTAATAATTTCATAACATATATAAATCAAAATACACCGAATGCGAATGCTGCGTTTGCAA